TTTAGCGAAATCCGTGTTAGTAATAATAGGAGATATACCACTACATTTACTCCTCCTGCCACAGCATTTCACCAAGATGCAAACACCATTTCGTTAATCAGAGCTAGACCAGCAGGATTACCAATCCAGGGAGCATAATTGGCTCCATAAAACTTGACCCCTGTAATAAAAGTGTTATATACTAGCAATACTACAGGGGATTCTTATGATTATTGGTGTATGCGGTTTTATCGGTTCTGGCAAAGATACTATTGCCGATTATCTTACTAACTTTCACGGTTACCGCCGAGAATCCTTTGCAAACAGTCTTAAAGATGCAGTAGCACAAGTATTTGGCTGGGATCGCACTATGCTTGAAGGTCGTACAACACAAGCCCGTGCGTGGCGTGAACAAGTAGATCCATGGTGGGCAGAACGTTTAGACATGCCTAATTTAACACCACGCTGGGTATTACAATACTGGGGTACAGAAGTTTGCCGTAAAGCATTCCATGATGATATTTGGATCGCTTCGTTAGAAAATAAACTACGCAACTCAAAAGATAACATAGTTATTAGTGACTGCCGTTTTCCTAATGAAATTACCAGTATTAAAAATGCAGGCGGTATTGTAGTCCGTGTTGTCCGTGGTCCTGAACCCGAGTGGTATCAAGTAGCAGAGTATGCTAATCAAGGACAGGAAATGTTCCAAACTAGACTAAAAAGTTACGGTATCCATGCTAGCGAAACTGCCTGGGTTGGTACCAAATTTGATTATATTCTGGACAATAACGAAACAATTGATGACTTGTACACACAAGTTAAAGGCGTTATAAATCTGGCACAAGATCCCCTTGTCGCCAACGAACACCCTCTTTATGCAGGACTCTCTGACAGTTTGCACATACAGTCTTGAGATTAGTGTGACGGCAATTGTCCAAGTCGCCGTCCACATGAAATACATTAAACACATCTTTATGCGGTGATTTATACCCGCATTTATCACACGAGTTCTTCATTATATAACCTGCTTGTTGCCATCGAGGTATTTTAACTCCTCGTAGGCATGCACCGCATTGACTACGGTAGTAAGGTTTCTTGTTCTTGTAATAATTAATCGCTACGGGCAATCTACCGCATGTACATAAAGGTCTCATATTTTATTTAAGCCTTTTCCGTGCCTTTTCGTTGGGTTATAACCTTACCATTTATTCAAAATGCACTAAATACATTAAGAACATGTATTCACGGAGATTACAATATGGCTCAACTTAGTTCACCAGGCGTAAGCGTAACAGTAGTAGACGAAAGTTTCTACACACCACCTGCACCAGGTACAGTACCTTTAATTATCATTGCTTCACAAGCAAACAAAATGAATTCAGCTGGAACAGGCATTGCTCCAGGAACCCTAGCGTCAAATGCTGGAACTGTATATTTGTTAACAAGTCAAATGGATCTTGGCAATACCTTTGGTGTTCCATACTTCCAAACTGACGCTGAAAACAATCCAGTTAACGCAGGCGAACTAAACGAATATGGTTTACAAGCCGCTTATAGCTTCCTAGGAGTAAGCAGTCGTGCATACGTTGTACGTGCTAACTTAGACACTAGCCAGCTAATCGGAACTCCAACAATTCCAACAGGCGCACCTGCTGGAGGCACTTTCTGGCTTAACACATCAACTACACAATTTGGTGTATTTGAATGGAACGCTAACCCAGCAACTGCAACAAACGGACAAACATTTATAGAGCAACAGTCAATTGGTAACTTAGTTGTTATCACTAACCCTGCTTATGTTAACAACAGCACATACGCTCCATTACCAAGTTTTGGCGCACAAGGCGATTATGCTGTAGTAGCGTTAACAACATTAAACAAACTATGGTACAAGAAAGGCTTAACAAATACAGCCGCTGGTACATGGGTACAAGTTGGAACTTCAGCTTGGATTGCAAGCCGCCCAACAGCTACAGGTACTATTGCTAACCCAACATTATCTGCAACTGGTACATCATTCACTGGTCAAATTAGTGGAACAACATTAAGTGTAACAGGAACTGTTACCGGTGGCCCATTGGCAATTGGTGATGTACTATCAGGCACAAACCTTGTTGCTGGCACAACCGCAATTACTGCTGTAAACACATCAACTTTTACTGCTACAGTAAGCGGTACAACATTAACTGTAACTGGTTCTCCAGTTGGAACAATTACTGTTGGTATGGTAATTACAGGTACTAGCGTAACAGCAGGTTCATACATTACTGCATTAGGTACAGGTACAGGCGGAGCTGGTACTTATACATTAAACCAAGCTACAACTGGCACTCCAACAACTGGTACAAGCTATACAGTTAACCCAACACAAACTGCGGCAAGCGGTACTATTACAACTGGTGGCGATACATTAACACTTAACGGCACAATCTTTACAGGTGTTACAAGCGTTACTGCATTGGCAGCGGCTATTAACGAAGTTGCTCCAACTGGTGTTACAGCGGCAGCACTTAACGGTTATTTGAATTTGTATTCAAATGGTACAACAACTAACTCAACAACTGGTGCTATTACATTGTCAGGCACTATTGTAGCTAAAGTTGGTTTATCTTCGACTACATATCTATGCCCACAGTTTACAGCTAGTTCACATACAAGCATTCCTAACTATGGTAGCTATACCAATGCTAATACTGCTAACGGTGCTCCTACTGGTTCTGTATGGATTAAAACAACTTCAGTTAACTTAGGTTCTAACTGGATTATTGAACAATACAACTCATCAACTTCTAGTTGGGTAACACAAAATGCTCCATTATATGCAAGCAACTATGCGGCATTGGCAGCTCTAGACCCAACAGGCGGCGGTATTAATCTTTCATTAGATCAATTGTATGTAAAATATAATGACGATGAGCAAACTCCACAATACGCAGATTGGAAAATTTACTATCGTAGTGGAGTAGGCCCAACAAGCGTAACTTCAAGCGTAATTACAGCAACTACATTTAGTGCAAGCAGTTATTCATTTACAGCGGCAGCTAGCCAAATTGGTTCTAGCACATTACCATCAGCATCAACAGTATCATTTGTTGCTACTGGTTCAACCGCAGATGCAACAACATTAATGACAGCATTATCAGCTGGTATTAGTGATCCACTAGTTTCGTTCACATTGAACGCTAATAACAGTATTACAATTACACATATTGCAGGCGGTGACATTTTATTTGTTGATGGTTTAAATACTCCATTAAGTAAAATCTTTACTCCAGGTACAACAGGTAACTGGAACTATACTGCTCCTAAAATTGATAACGCTTCTGGTGCAAGCTCAACAACTTATGTTATGAGTAACTGGGCAAGTACCGTTGGTACAAGCGGATTAGGTATTGCTACAGCTAGCGCAACTCCTCCAACAACTACTCCTGCAAGCGGAACATTATGGTATAATGATGGCATTGCTAACTTTGACATCATGATTAATGACGGTTCACTATGGCGTGGTTATTTGACAACACAAGCTAAAGCTATCAACAGCGCAGTTTACGCAAGTGGTAGCCAGTTATATACTGACCCAGCTGGTCCAATTGTTAGTGCTAGTCAGCCAACAACACAAGCCGCTGGTACTCCTTTAGCTAACGGTGATTTGTGGATTGATACTGCTACTATTGGCAAATTCCCACAAATCTTCAAGTACAACAGCTTAACAGGCAAGTGGGTATTGATTAATAATACAGATCATACAACAGGCAACGGCATTGTATTTGCTGACGCACGTTGGAGTGACCAATCATCTTTAGCCACAGTACAAACAGGGCTAGGTGCTCCAGATGCTATTTCAACATTGTTGTTAAGCAGTTTCGTTGACCCAGATTGTATTAGTCCAGCATTGTATCCAAAAGGTACATTATTGTTTAACTTACGTCGTAGCGATTACAACGTTAAGAAATATGTTACTGGTTATATCAATACTTCAACTTACAACACACAATACAGCGGTACATATCCAGTAGGCGCAGGTCAGTTAATGACTAACTATTATCCAGATCGTTGGGTAAGCGATGCGGCAAACGATACAAACGGTGTTGGTCGTTTTGGTGCATGGGCACAACGTCAAGTTGTTGTCCAAGCTCTAACAGCTACAATCGAAAGCAATCAAAATATTCGTCAACCAGACACAGTTATTTTCAACTTACTAAGTTGCCCAGGTTATTTAGAAGTAGCAAGTGCAATGGTTGGTTTGAATACTGACAACGGTTTATCAGCATTCATCGTTCACGATACACCAGCTCATTTGACACCAGATGCAACAACACTAAGCAACTGGGGTAACAATACAGCAGGTGCGGCAGTTGACGGTTACAACGGTTTAATCTTTACAGATGCATACTCAGCAATTTATTACCCATGGGGCTATTCACAAGACTTGTTAGGTAATGATATTGTTGTTCCTCCAAGTCACATTATGTTGCGTACAATCGCTCTTAGCGATAACGTTTCTTATCCATGGTTTGCACCAGCTGGTGTACGTCGCGGTGGTGTAACAAACGCAAGTAGTGTAGGTTATGTTGATGTAAACACTGGCGAGTTTAACACAGTTGCATTGAATCAAGGACAACGTGATACACTAGCAGGAATCCATGTAAACCCAATTACATATCTTGCAGGAACAGGTTTAGTAGCTTATGGACAGTACACACGTCAACTAGTTGCTAGCAGTTTAGATCGTATCAACGTAGCACGTTTGGTAATTTATCTACGTTATCAATTGAA